TTATTTTTCGTTGTGGCTTTTTTGTGCCAAATATTCTTTTATAAGCGTAATTTTTTTTTCAATAATCTCAAGTTCGTTGATTACATTAATTTCTCTTGGGGGGTCGTAGAAGTCATTTTCTTTCAGATTTGGGGGCTCATCCGAAAAAATTGACCGGAGGTCAATATCCGGAAAGACTTTTAGCAGTTTGATGATGAAGTCTGAGTTTACTTTATCTTTTCCGGTTAGATATCTACTCATCATAGAAGTACTCGTATCAAGCCTTTTTCCCGCTTCTTTTTGGCTAATACCCTTTGTTTTAAGATACATTGCCAATTTTTCGTTCCACACCATAATTTAGAATTAATATAAATAATGACTTTAAGTAAACTTTAGTTGACTAAAATTTACCACAGGTCAATTTTTTTATTAGATTTGTGACAGATATACAAAACTTATGACAAATATAATAGAAAAAAACGAACGTTATGATATGCAATTGCATATTGAAAAAGCCTTCGACATAATAGAAGAGCATCTGCCACATAACTATGTTTCTGAAGTCCAAAAAAAATTAGGACCAGAAGCGAAAATAAACGACGGTGTTATTCGTAACATCAGAAACAAACTTCAAAAAGTTACCGATAATAGATTAAATGTCTTGAATGCCTTGGTCGAAGTCTCTTTGGAGAATAAGGCGCAGAAAGATAAACTGATCAGTAACCTGCAATAAATCAATACCATGACGCAAACAAAAACTTTTCCTGGGATGGCCTGTTCATCAACGGAGTTCTTTCAGCATGAGAAAGAATTAAAAATTATTCAAAACGGAACCATTAAAAATTTTGCAGAGTCTTCATTTTGCACCATTCAGCTTCTGAAGGAAGAAATTGAAAAAAATGAGGCAATAAATGCAGCGCTGAACGAATTGCATCCGGATTCGGAAATGAAACGGATTGAACAATTTGTCTTATGCAGGTTTGGGGGATTGGATTTCCAACCCGATATAAAAGATGGTATCGTTCAGGATGGCGAATACTGGCCATGTCCCAAAAGAGGGAGCTGCAGTTATGAGGGTACATTGTGTAAACTCCCGAAAATCAATGGTCACAGATTAAATGATTTGGAAATATTACTTATGCAAAAAACATCTACGGATTTGACAAATGATGTTATAGCAGAAGAGGCAAGTATTCCTTTGGGTACTTTCCATAAGGTAAAAAAAGAATTATATAAGAAGCTGTCAATTAAGACAAAACAGGAACTTGTAAGAGTTGCCATTTTCTTTAACATTATTCAGCTATAAGCTGTACTACGTTCTTTTACAACTTGTGTATGTGCATACACGTTAACCGTCCTTCTTCTGGAGGACGGTTTTAAAAAAACAATTGAACTAATATGAAAGCTACAGAAAACAACAACTTATCAAAAATTGAATTTCTCGAGGAACAGATTGAAGAAATTACAAACTCAGGCTTTTTTACTGAGCGAGAAATTGACAGGCTTTCTCATCCATTGCTTTTGGAACTATATAAGTTGAAAAATCAAGCAATAGCAACTGGCCATCAGATCAGAAAGCATAAAATAAATTTATTTGGTTGGCTAAAAGTCAAAATAAAATTTTAGTTATGGGAGGCTTTATAAAAAAAGAATTTATTGAAAGGCTCATGGATATCGCAATTATTGAAGAAGTAATTGGCGATTATATTCAATTAAAAAAATCAGGTAGTGTTTATGTAGGCAAATCCCCGAAAACAAACGAAAGGACCGGCTCCTTTACAGTTTCCCCGGTTAAAAGAATTTGGAAAGACTTCAGTTCTGGAGAAGGCGGCAATTTAATATCTTTTTTTATGAATTATGAGGGGATGTCCTACCCTGAAGCGATTGAGACAATAGCGAGCAAATATAATACTGCTGTTGAATATGAAGTTTTATCTGAAGAAGCTGAAACAAAACGGAAAATAAAGACCGAAAAAAAAGAAAGTTTAAGATCGGTTCTTAAAGCTACTCATAATAATTATGTTCTTCAATACAATAGCCTTCCTGAAGATCATCCTGCTCGTTTTGAAATCGAAGATAAAAGAAGGTATTCAAACGATGTTATTGTCGAATGGGGCATTGGTTATGCCCCTGAAGATTTTCTCTATGGTAAGCTTTATTCTTCGGGCAAAATTACTGAAGGAAAAGAACTTGGTCTTATCAGTGAAAAGAATTTTGACAAGTATAGCAAACGTGTGGTATATCCAATTAATGATATTCAAGGAATGATCATTGGTCTTGCGGGGCGTAGTCTTTCAGATAATAAAAAATATGCCAAGTGGATTAACCCAAATGTTAGCGAAACTAATCTTTTGTACAATAAGTCAAAAGTTTGGTATGGTTTAGATAAAGCCAGGCATTCTATAGTCAAGAATAATGAAGCTTGGATTATGGAAGGGTATAATGATGTTATTGGCTGGTATATTAATGATATGCAAAATACTGTTGCTTCCTGCGGAACGGCGATAACTGATCAACAGATTTCTGAACTCAAAAGACTATGCAGCAAGGTTATTTTCTGTTTTGATCCTGATGCGGCCGGCATTAAGTCAATGATTAAATATATTCCGGCATTTATGAAATCTGGATTCCGTGTAGAAGTCTGCTTATTGCCATGTGATCCGGATGATTTTACCAGGTTATATTCTGATTCAATAAAAAAATACAAATTGCCTGAAATGCTCAAAGAGCCTGAGATACTTAAAGACGGCTTTGAATTTTTAATGGATAATCTTCTGGTTGGAACGCAGATTAAAATTACAGACGGGACAAAAGAACTTTGTGATCTGATCGCAAATATTAACGATACGTCATTAATTGAAATTTATTCTGGTTGGTTAGCCCAAAAATCGAAAGTCAAGCTTACAACCATTAAAAGCTGGATAAAAGAAGCGTTGGCAAATAATATCGAGGTTATTGATGAAGATGATGATTTTATCCAAATAGAACTCCCGAAAGAAGTTAAGGTTCCTTTGTCTGAGTTGGAGAAAGATATACGCAAATACGGCATGTTCATGGCCAATAACCAAATCTATATGTCATTAAGCGATCCCGGTGCAAAGTATATTCATTTCAGCAAAAAATCAAATTTTATGATTGAGATACTTCAGCACATGCAGGATGAAAAATTTCCAATGAAATTGCTAAGGATTGCCAATGTGCATGGAGAAGAAAAAATATTTGATACACAATCGGAAAATCTTAACACGCCACAAGCATTTGACAATACTGTTACTGGGCATGGAAATTTCAGATTTGATGGAAATAGAAGCGATCTGTTACGGCTACGCACATACTTATTTGATAAAATGGGTAATGGTAGAAAAATAGATGTTTTGGGATGGCAGCCAGATGGGAAATTTTGGGCTTGGAATAATAAGATCACAACAGAAGAGGGTAATGACATTCCTTTAGATAAGCACGGAATTTTTGTAAAGGATAATGTATACTATTATATACCATCTGCGAACGAAATATATAAAAATAACTCATTCAAATTTGATGCTCAAAAACGGTTTAAGGCAATGAAGAACCCGACGTCGTTTTATGCATTCAATTCAAAAGTAATTCAAGTTCATCGTGATCATGGTATTTCGGCTATCCTTTTCGGAATAGCATCATTATTCCAGGATATCGTTGTGGCAAAAATAGATAAGTTCCCAATACTTTTTTTCTATGGACCTGGATCAACCGGAAAGGACGAATTAGCAGAAATAGTTCAAAGCTTTGTTGGAATACCGCAGACAGCTATAAACCTTGAAGGACAAGTATCTACAATCAAGGCACAGGTTAGGGAATTTGCGCAATTCAGGAATGGAATTTCTCAGCTGTCAGAATATAAACGTGGCAACTCTCAGCTTAACGGAATGCTGAAGGCATTGTGGGACAGACGTGGGTATAAAAGAGGAAATATAGAAAGTCATGTTGGGACCGACAGTATTCCAATAGAGAGCTCAGCTGTCTTAACAGGTAATGATTATCCAGATGAAGAACCTTTGATTCTTAGATTGATTTGGAATGAAATGACAAAAAACCAATTTACTGAAGAAGAAACAAGAAGTTTCGATGAACTTAAGGACATGACAGCTCATGGCCTTTCCGGATATTCTGATGAAATTTTTAAGCATAGAAAATTATTCGAGGAAAAATTTGATAAAACGCAAAGAAACTGGAAAGGTATACTTCAGGAACAATTCCCTGAAGCTAAAGGAAGAATGATTTTTAATATATCCATTTTATGCTCAGTATATGAGATATTCAAGGATTTTAACTATTTCCCATTTTCTCAGCCTGAAATGCTAAATCATTTCGGAAAAGGATTTGATCAACAAATCAGAAAAATTAATTCAGCATCTATATTGAATAAGTTTTGGCAGCTGTTTATAGCTTCCTTGCGTGGCCATAAAGAAGAAAGGATTCAGGTTAAGAACATAGTGAATGTAGAAGGTAATTTACTGTTCTTTAATTGGACACATTGTTTTTCAAAAATACAAAGATCTTGGTGGGGACAATTTCAAGAAGCAGCACCAGCTAAATCTTCTATTTTAGAACAGATTGAAAAATCTGAATTCTATATCGAAAGCAGGAAGTCTTATAGCTTTGATTCAGGTCGAGAAGCTAACAGAACCAGCGCTATTGTAATTAATCTTGACCAAATGTCGGAAGTATTAAAAAACGATATCGTCGGATCTATCATGTTCCAACTTAATCAAGTTGATAGCGAATCCGGACAAACAAACATCTTTGGTGTTGCCCCCCTGCAACCCCCAAGCGAATATAATGGATTAAAAACGGAGACGGACGAGCCTTTTTAACTTCCCAACTTTCCCAACATACTTAAAAAGCTAAAAATAAAAGAATTAGTGTTGTGATAATGTCGGGAATGTAGCGGAAAGTTGGGAATGTTTTTTTTATTTCTGCAACATTCCCGACATAAAGACTAAAAAAGGACTGAAAATCAGGGGTCGGGATGTCGGGAAAGTTGGGAGCTGAAATTTCCTATATATGGATAACAAATTTTTAAAAAATTAATCACTTAAATATTTATTACTATGGCACTAAACAATCGAAGTGTAGAAAAAGCTAAAGAAATTTTAGCTGAAATTGCCGGGTGGAAAGCACCTTTTTATAATGAGTACAAAAAAGATAATCCTTTAGACACCAGTACGATTTTAGTTGCTGGCAAAACAGGTGACGGATGGGAAAATGTCTTTTTAAATGTAAAAGATATTACAGCTGAGCAGCTGGCGATTTTTGAAAGAAGAAAATCTGAAGTTCCTAATTCATCTTTCAAACAAAATTTAGAAAATAATATTACCTGTATAGGTTGGTTTTAAAACATATCGTTATGAAAAATATACAGAGATATACAATTGAACACTTGCCAACTTCAGCGGGTTTAACTGTCGAAATAAATTTTGATTTTATTTCAAAAGAAAAATTTTCGATGATGGATATGATAAAAACTATGGTCGATTTTTTTTCAGATGCGGATTCCAGATTAAGGAATAATAAAAATTATCTGGAAGCTTTTTTAAAGCAACTTACGGAAATGTCAATTTTATTATCAATAGAGCATAATTGCAATATTAATGGTGTTATACGGCAATTTGAAAAACAGGAAGGTTATTGCCGTATGGATGGAACTATGGGTATCAAACTTATTGAATTATGCATGTTGGAATTAGATGATCAGGATGATTATGAGATTACAAAACATGATTACGTGGAAGGATATTACAGTCCAACACTCAATTAATTAAAATGTATTCTTTTTTAGAAATAGAAGCTGTTTTTAAGAACTGCAATACCTGGGCAGAACTTGATAAAAGTTGCAAAGCATTTCTATATGTAATGTTTGAAGGCGATTTGTCGAGAGACAAAGTGGATTTTATACGAGAAAAGTCACTCGAACGTGTAAAACAACTAGATCAGATGTAATATGAAAATACTTGAAATTCCCGCAGCTCTCCGTAGAGCTGATAAATATGATCTATTTACGGGAGAATTAGGAAAATTAAGAGGTGTACAGTCAGTGAAGGAAAACACTACTTTTTTTTATTCAAAGAAAGATTCTGATAATTTCAGCGGTCCTTTTTTGACAACAAAACACACTAGCTTTAAAGAACTCTATTCTGAAATGTTGGTAGGAAATATTGGGGTTATTACGGGTATGAGTAAAGATGGTGCTTATGAATATCCTTTTAATCTAGTGCTGCGGGAAGCTCAAGTAAGCGATGTTGCTGAAGCCAACCATTCTCCAAAAATGAACAGAGTATATTTTCTTTTTCAAAATCGGCTCGTTTACGGACCATATTACATCAATAACTCCACGCTCATGTATGAATTGGAGTTAAAAATATCAAGAGGTGAAGTTTTTGTGCCCTATGAAAACCAACATTTTGAAAAAAAAAATTATAAGCAGATAGCATGAGAAAACAGAAATGGATGCGTAAAGGAGGTCGAGTCCTGGCGCATTTTAAAAAAGGGACAATAGTAAAAGCCTGTACCTATAAATTATCTGGCCAAAGCTACGTCTATCTTTTCCAAATTCAATTAGATGGAGAAGATTTCAGTTCCAAATACCATCCAGATGATGTAGAGCTGCTTGATGAGACAAATCAAATCACTTTAAAATTAGAACCATGAAAAAAACACATTATTTAATATCAAGAGGGAATTTTAGTACTCCAAAAAACAATCTTCAGGAAGAAGTGATGGATTATTTAGCCACGTTGGAAGGAACTCTGATTGATATTAAGGATATCCTTAAAATGCAATCAGTAATAGAATCTAAATTCGCCGAGCTTAATGCAAAATATAAGCGATGTAGGCCGATATCTGCTCGTTTTGAAGAACGCAGATACAAAGAACGGATTTATCTATCCGGCTTTGAACAGGTCGAATTCTTTTTTTCTCCAGCAACATTAATCCAGTTATAGTTATGTCGTCATATTTAAACAAACAATTTTGTAAAATGTTCTCAGAATTTTGGGGAACTGAAATTTCTTCTCCTAAAGATATTAGTGATTGTAATTTGACAGGGGAAGGTTTGAAAAGATTTTGTGAATACTACTTTAAGAACACAATTTCTGAAGAATCCTATCAAATGGCAAAATCAGACAGAAAAGTAAGCAGGTTGCTATGGTTCTCGTTAGGTTTCCTAGCTGCCGGTATTTTAGTTTTCATCGCTCAGTATATAAATATACCTTTTTAGAATAATGAAATTCAATATCGCTTACAATAAGCCGAACAGCTTTTTTAAAGATAAAAAAGCTGTTCTACTTCAGGATTTATCAAACGGTTTAGGTGAAGTGCTTAAAACGGGTACTGAAGTTACTATCCTTAAAAGGTCAACAGGATTAAAAATTTATTTCGATATCGTTGAAGATTCATCAAGAATATTTATGTATCGATGCGTTTATGAATGTTTAGAATTAAAAAAATAATTAAAAATTATACAAATGTTTGATAAAACTTGGAATATAGAAAGGCATAAGGTTGGGAATGGCCAACAGGAACTTCAAATCGCAATAATTGTGCGAGAAATGGAAACTTCGTTTTCAACTTACTCTGAAAGTTGGTGTAATAGTTTTTTCAATCAGATAAAAGAAATTCCACGCACGAACAATTTTTCTGCTGAATATGCTTGTCGAGCCTATGCCATAGATACCTATACAGTTGAAATATGGAAGATGGACACAAAGGGAGAAAAAAAATATAAAATGTTCACTGTAACTAAAATTCGATAAAAAAAATAAATAATCACTTAATAATTAATATCATGACAAATCAAATTGAAAAATTGACTGAATTACAAGCCGGATTAGGCTATAAATTCAATGGAGAAATTAACCCGGTAGCTTTACTTGGTTTATTTGGAGAATCTGCTGAAGTATTACATGAAACAATTCTCATGAAAAAAGAGCAGGGAAAATTTCTGTACGGAGATGAGTTGGCTGCAGCATCTTCGGTTGGAGCTATTATTGACAATATTAAAAAGAAAATTAGGAAGAATAAAGATTTAGAGATTGAAGTATTTATTGATCCAGTCAGGATTGATGCCTTTGATTTAGAATTGGCTGATACACTTTATTACTTAAATATTCTAGCATCAAACCGAGGAAAGACTTTAGGGGATTATGCGGAGCTTGCCTTCAATAAAGTTTCAGAAAAAATGCAAAATAAGCCAGTTCCGGAATTGCCTAATCAAGAAAAGTCTGTATTAAATTCAGAATTGTTTTCTGATTATTTCAAAGAAGCTGATTATAATCTCTTGGAGGTTATGAATAAAATTATTGAAAGAAATAAGGGTATTCATGAATCCGATAACTATACTTCTGGTGAATTCTTAGTGTTAGAGGTTCTGATTAAAGAAGAAGGCGATGAACTTTTACAATTGGTTCCAAATATAGAAGCTTATATGGCAGTTTGTCGCCAAATGTTTAACACAAGCGAAGGAGACAACATTTTTTGCTTTAGCCTGGCTGTAGATTTCCACCAGCGATACTTTAATACATGGATTTACTACGACTCTGAAGCTGAATGTTACTATGATAAAAACAATGACTAATGGTAAAGACAGTTTATTCAAATAACGATGTAGAAATAACTATTGACAGCTCTGATGAATTTGAGTCAAAAGTTAATGTTAACGGAGAAAATCTGATTTGGATATCAGGAGAAGATGAAAATGAATTTAGGCGTGAGCTGAGAGCTTTATTAGACAAGTATAGAATATAAGTTATGAAAAATAAATATCTAAGAATATACGAAAGACCAATGAATTCTGGTCGAATGCTTTTCTCTGAAAATGTTAATCATCTTTCAAAATTAGGCATAAACAAAAGATGGGAATTGATACAATCCCAAATAGATCAGGAAAAATTTGTTTCTGTTCTAACTGAAACAAAAGATGATTATCAGGACTTTAATTATTTAAAAATAGAGTAAATGAAAAAAAAAATAGTACATGAAATTGGCTTTGATACAGCTGTTTATGTGATTGTAGTGATTATTCTAATATCAATCTTATTTTAATTAAATGGAAAGATCAGCAACAATATCAGAATGCGGCCAATATAGATATCAATTATCTCGAGTATGGGATATAGAACTGCCGGCTGTTTGTTTTATCATGTTGAATCCTTCTACTGCAGATGCAGAAAAAGATGATAACACGATAAAACGTTGTATTGAATTTGCAAGGTCTTGGGGTTATGGTAGCCTGTATGTCGTAAATCTTTACGCATACAGGTCACGCCATCCTCAAGCGATGATTTCAATCCATGATCCAAAAGGACCAGAAAATTTAGATCATATCCGTTTGGTTACTGAAAAATGTGAAAAAGTAATCTGTGCCTGGGGCAATGCATCAATTATAAATCGGCTTGAGAAGCTTTATCCTGGTTATTTGCCTTTGAAAGATGTTCCTGCAGGAAAACTTCATTATCTGGCTTTGGCAAAAGACGGAACTCCTAAGCATCCGCTATATTTAAAATCAAGCTTAAAACCTATCAAATACTAATCACAGAACAATGAAAACACATGAATTAAAAATATGGAATGAGCATTTCGAGGATATTTGGAATGGAGTAAAAAAATTTGAATTAAGGAAAGACGACAGAGGCTTTCAAGTGGGTGACGAACTTTGCTTAAAAGAATTTAATCCAGAAACTCAAAAATATACTGGAAGCGTGCAACATAAAACCGTTAGTCATATTTTAAAAGGAGGTCAGTTCGGACTTAAAAAGGGTTATGTGATAATGTCTTTGGAATAATCTTAATCTGTAAAAAATGCCAATTGAAGGAAAACATAAAAAAATTATTCTCTTACCTGAAGATATAGATTTTATAGAAAAAAATTATCATTCGATGAGTAATAAAGAAATTGCTGATCATTTTGGTTTGAAGTTGCAAAGAATGAGAGAACTACTATATCAGAATGGTTTTAAGAGGATGCAACTTGAGTACTGGAGTGTTGAACAAATTGAATATTTAAAAGAGAATTATAAAACAAAAGGAGATGTTGAATTGGCTACAATTTTCGAAAGTAAATGGCCAAAAGAAAAAAAATGGACCTTAAAGCATATTGAAAAAAAAAGGAACTATTTGCATCTATCAAGAACTCCTGAAGAAATTCATTTAATTAAAGAAAGAAATGTTCTTCTTGGATGTTACCTTCATGGCAAAACATGGAAAACAAGAGGGGCTTCAGAAATAGGTACAATTAAATTTTGGTCGACTAAGTTTAGCCAAAATTATTTTCCTGTTATTAAAACTGAAAAAGGTTTTGTCCATTATTACAGATGGCTTTGGATTAAGAACAATGGTCCGCTAAAACCTAACGAGTATGTTGTGCCAAAAAAGAATTCAAAAAGTAGCCGGTTATTAACTCTAGCTGAATTAGAAGTAGTAAACAGAACGGAGCATGCGTTAAGAAATGCTGAGACAAGAAAAATGCTTCCGGAAGAATTAAAAAAAGCGATATCAATATTTAATAAATTATCAAAAGAACTTAAAAACAACGGAAAATGAATAATTTAAACACTTTAAGCGAACAACTTTTTTCAACTTTAGATGATTTGAAAAATGGTAAAATTAAAAGAGAGGATGCAAAAGTAATTAATGAAATAGCAGGAACTCTAATTAATAATGCAAAAACACAATTAGAAGCTTTTAAGATTACTAAGGGTATTGGTGATCAGGCCGAATTGTTTGGGGTTAAAAGTCTGGGACCTTCTCCAGATATAGAAAACCAAAACGTTTATGATCAAAAAATGGAATTTTCAATTTCAAAAGGATTCAAGAATGTGGCCGAATGCATGGCTGCTTTAGGTCAAAAGTTTGAATATGAATTTCGTACATGGAGATCAAAACAAAACAGCCGTTCATAGAAATTTGAACTTTAATTAAAAATACCTCTCACTTGAGAGGTATTTTTTTTTAATAATAATTGACTAAAAGTCAATTATATTGATTAAAAATATACTATAAGTCAATTTTTATTATCTTCGTTAAAAAATATAGATATGAGCATTTTCAATAAAGTTTGGGATAATTCTAATATCTGTGGCATTGAACTTGCGTTCAGTGGCGAACTACTCGCATCAAATATTCCAGATTGGCAACCATTTTATAACTCTGCAATTGAAAATGTAGATTTCGAAAAAATCTATTTTGGATTTGCAACAGTAGAATTTGCTGAAGAAAGCTCTACTAATAATGCCGGAACTTCGTACAAACAAAAACTAACAGTACGTTTCCCTTCAACTGATCATAATAGAGCTGAACGAATAGTTTTACTTCACAGAGTTAAGTTCTTGAAAATAAAGCTATCTAATGGGAAAGATGTCGTAATTGGAAGGAATGATTATAAACAGAATGCCCGACCAAAAGTTAGTGTAAAAACAAATCATAAGACGGCTGAAGCTGAATTTGAAACCGTTTCAATAATGCCTTCCGGGTTTGTTCCTAATCCGGATACCTACTTATTACCATCATTTATACCATTAACATTAAACTAATATGGCTATAACATTTCCTATCAATTGGGTTGAAAAAGTAAACAGTCCTGATCTGCTTGCAGCTTTGCAACAATTTGGAGAAAAATATTATTTGAGTGCTGAAGAAATTAATTTAATTTTTTCGTCCATAAATGATATAAATAGTAGGATAGCGCCTTTAAGGGATGAAATTTTAGTTCAGACAGGTTTAGCTTTGGTAGGAAATTCAATAGTACTTAATTCTGCCTGGGTATGGAAAATAAACGAAGTTATTTCTACTAATGAGGATGAAAGATCATATCCCATTACTTTTTCTGCTTCAGGGAAAATTCGACAGGATTCTGTCTTATTGGGACAAAACGGCAACTCTTATGTCAAAAGAGGTGTTGAAGGCGTAATAGCCATAAAACCAGCTCCAGATCCAAACACGCTTGAAGCCACTTCCTTTATTGTTACAGATAACTCGATTGGCAATCCGGAAATACCTGGTACTGGGAATGTTTATGTAAAAAAATCGTATAGCAGTGAACTTTTTTTTGGTCTAAGTGGTGATGTGGCTTCATATACCATAGCAGCTAATTATGGATTTTATATTTTCAATGGAGCTTGTACATCTTTTGCTTCACTAAATCTCGTCAACACTGCAGCTGATGCTTATGTTGGAAAACAATTGGGCATAAAAAATAATCAAACGATACCTTTGACTATCAAAAATTCGGCTGGTACGGGCACAACAAAATTTATAGGTCCAAATCAGGCTGATTATGTTATTCAGCCTGGTGAAACTGCTTTTTTTAGATTTTCTTATGTCGGTAATGCTAGTGGAAATTATGTCTTCGATTTTTCTAATAGACAGAATTATACGCCACAAAAAACAATAACAGGAAATACTACCCTTGATAAAAGTTATAATGGCGCTTTTGTGAAGGTAAAAGCTAATGCGACAATTACCGTTCCATCAACATTGCAAAACGAATTTGATTGCGTTTTTAGATGTTTCAGCGGGGCTACAGCTACTTTTGTTGAAGGTAGTTCTGTGTCATTTGATGCGCATAAAGGAAAAATACTCGAACCTTTTAAATTGGGAACTTTGCTTAGAGATGGTTCGACAAATACTTTCGTACTGGAGGGCGAACTTAAAACATGATAACATCTAATTTTTTAATTTTCGGACGTGGTTATACTAAATCTTTTCCACTTCAGCCAGAATACCAGGATGTTTTGGACAGAGCTTTTGATTTGGGTTTTACTTTGCCTGATGCTGAACATCAAAGGATAGATAACAATAGAATCTATTTTTTGAAGCAATTAGAATTATGGAATGAATTCGATACAATCTATTTTTTTGATAAAAGTTCTCTGTATTCAAATTTTACTAGATTAAATCAGAAAAATCCAAGTATAGTATCAAGAGTAGGATATCTTGATAGCCCGGTTCAACCTTCATTTGTTAGCGGTTCTGGTTGGACTGGAGGGGGTGGAGGTTATTGGTTGGGGCCTACACCTTCATTACACTCAGTAAAAGCTTTGCCTGGCAATGTTTCAGTTTTTTACCATCAATTTGGTTTTACAAATGCAGCTTCAGCTGTATGGGGAACTCGTAATGGTTCAACTAACAATTTTGCAGCGTCAAATTCTGCTTGTCAGTTGCATTCGGGTTCGATTGCTGGAACTGGCGGCTATACGCTTAATGCAAATATTTTACAGGTAAAAAACGGCAATACACATAATAAATATGTTGATGGTGTTTTAACAAATACTGCTTCTTACGTTTCGTCAGGCGCTTTGTCAACAGTGCCTCTTGCCCTATTAGGAAACAATCTCAATGGAACTGTTGGGCAATTTGTAACAACAAGCGGTCTTAAATATCGTCTTGAAGGGAGTAAAAATCTTGAAGCTTTTAATACAGAAATCAATAAAATCATAAATAATACATACGAATAATGGCAAAGATAAAGTCTACCACAGCTGCTGTATTTGAACCAATGTTACAAGATTCAGGGACTATTCTAATAGAGATCAATTCCCTGGTAAATGATGTCATTTCAAATAATTTTAGGTGTAATATCAACTATTACCATCTTGAATCTTTCAGGCTATTAACTTCTAAAAATTGGATTCTTCCGGAAGAAAAAGCAAGTTTAATTCTGGCTATGCAATTAAATGGATCTGCAAATATTGATAATGAATTAGCAAATTTTTTATTAGAAAAAATACAAACAGAACTTATAGATGGTGTTCACACAATCTTTAATCTTCTGCCTGAAAATTGGGAAATTGTCGAATAATATTTTTTTTTAAATGAGTCTTGTACCCGTCCGGTTACGTGAACATCTTGTTCCGTTCTTCTTCAATGAATCTGAAGGCGGAGAAGCCTTATATCTTAACAAGAGGTATAAATCTGTGCTTTTTCCTCCTTCTGTTTCATCTGTAGGCAGGATTATGCGTTTGCTTATGGAAAAGTCAGGAGTTCCATTAGAAGTACAGGATTTTAATCTTTTTTTATCAATATCTGATACACCATCCAAAACCTATTCAGGCAAATTTTACCGCCAGGTTAATGGAAGGAATTCTTTCTTAAAACTTCCGGAAGAAGCTTGCCGGGACATAAACGATCTTTTAGAAGATATTTTCCGCATGTCATTTATTTCATATATGAATGGATGCTTGGAAAATAATAGCAAAGCTGAAGTAATTTCAACAATAAATAAATTTATTGAGAAATATGATCTTTTAGAAGTTGGTTATTCTGTTGATACCTTAAGGCAGCTTTACTACAGGGAAAAAAGAAAAGGGAAATTAGTGGTTCGCTTCCAAAATAAAAAATCGCCCATGGTTTTAAATTACTTCTAAAAAGGCGTTACAGCCAATCTTATAGGGCCAATTTACATTTGAATAAATTATTGAGCCCATGAAGATTAACGAATACATTGATAAAATACCAAAACTCTTTGATTGGTATTTTCAATTGGTCCCGACAAAAAGAATTCAGCTCAATTACATTGTGATCATTGCGGTGATTGTTTCTCTGGCTTATAAGAACGATCGCCGGCATCAAGAAAACTCTGATCTGCTATCGGCAAAGCTTGACGCTATAAATAATGAAAGGGCTAAAGACCAAAAAGAGTATGCAAAAAACTTGGAATTCTATGTCGAAAAATTCAATCATCTTCTTGAAATGCTCATCCTTCAGGAAAAAGAAATTAATAAAATAAAAAAAGAAGTATGAAATCAACGATAGCTTTTTTTGCCGTGATTACTTTCAGCGCTTTGCTTTTGCCTCCAATCGGGCCAAAAGATTATCCAACACAAAGCATTTTGGATGAAAGAACTGAGATTGTATTAAACCAAAACAAGATTGATGATGCAATAAGCAAAATTGAGCAACGGTTGGCCATCGACAGTTTGCATTTAGAATCAATAAAAAACAAACGATATGAGTAGAGCAAAACAAATAAGATACATAGTTATTCATTGCCAGGCCGGTCATGGAACGCTTCAAAGCATGCAGGCTTATTGGAAAAATACATTAGGTTGGAAATCTCCCGGATATAATACCTGGATTGACTATGACGGTACACCTAATAAGTTATCTTCTTATGAAAATGTGACTAATGGTGTTGCGGGCTTTAATAGCCAATGCTTACATATATGCTATAGAGGTGGCGTTGAGCAAACTAATGTAAATAAAGCAAAAGATACCAGGACACAGGCCCAAAAAGATGGTATTCTAAAAGAAATTCTTTTAATGAAAGAATGGCTTTTCCAAAATGGGAACGACCTAAAAAATGTTATGATTGTTGGTCATTATCATTTCTCAGACGATAAAAATAAGAATGGTGCTATTGAGTCATGGGAAAGAATTAAAAATTGTCCTTCTTTCGACGCTTATGCTGAATATTCATACTTGATGGAAGCTGAAAACCCTCTTTACCATAAATTAAAACTTCCAAAAAACAGGTAAGATGAAAAAAGAAATTAAAATCATAAAATCTTTGACATTGTTTTTTTTCGCATTGTCCTTTTTGATAGTAGTATTTTCATGTGGCGCCAAGAAAAAAAGCACTTCATCTGAAGTAAGTTCTGAAGAGGTAGTTAAATCATCAGACAGCTTGGCAATTAATAAGCTGAATGTAAATAACGAAAAGATAAAAGAAAATAGCTCTGTCATTAACGAAAAAGGATTTGAAATAGAGTATGAAGGCTGCGAGGGAGATTCTTTATTTGTTGAAAAAATTGAAGCCGACGGAACCAAAACGCAAATGACAGTCAAAGGCAAAGGCAAGGCCAAAATCAGGTCAAACGAGAAAAAGACTGATTCAAAAGAAAAAGAAATAAGTTCAGAAATAAAAACCGAATCTTCTTCAGTGTTGATCCAAAAGAAATTGGAGAAAAAAGGTTCAAAGAAAAAGGGAGCAACAAATCTTGATAAAAAGCAATATAATTTTTTCTCTTGGTGGTGGCTAGTTGCTCTTTTAATAAGCATTTCCATTTTTTACTTAAACAAACGCTTTAATATAATAAGAAAGGTTGCAGTATTTTTTAATTTAAGAAAATCTCAAGATGAAAATTAATCCTTTATTAATGGATATTGTCCGTGGCCAATGGTTGATGTCTTTCGATGGATTGGCCACTTATGCACCTATAGCATATAAAATTCTGACTGGAGAAGATGTTGATCTAAATTTTCAGCCAAAATCCCTAGTCACAATTATAGATGATAATGGGAAAAAAGTTCAGGCAAATGATGACGGTGAAGTAATTGCTCCAGAAGGTTCTGTAGCTGTAATTGACATGATGGGGCCAATATTAAAAAGAGGTGACTGGTGTACGTATGGTGCGGATGAAATTTCTAGGGCTTTAATGAGAGCTGAACAGGATGCCAATATTATTGGAACAATTTTGAATGTTGATACTCCAGGTGGAGCTGTTTCGGCAATATCGCCATTTTTAGAATTTGGAAAAGTAAGGACAAAGCCGCTGATCAGTCTGGTAGACCAATGTTGCTCTTTAGGATATTGGGCATCAGCGGCTATTTCTGATAAGATAATAGCTGATAACAATATATCTGCACAGATAGGTTCTATCGGCGTAATGAGCACTTTTATTGATAACATACCTTACCTTGAAACTTTGGGTTACAAAGTTCATGAAATATATGCTGACGAAAGCCCTCATAAAAATGAAGCTGTAAGGCTTGCCCGTGAAGGCAAATACGAACTTATTAAAAAGGAACATCTTTCTCCTTTGGCGGTTAAATTTCAAGGCGCCGTGAAAGATTCAAGACCCAACCTTAAAGAAGAGGTTGGTGTTTTAACAGGAAAAACATTTGGAGCTGAGAAATCAATTGAATTTGGGTTGATTGATTCAATCGGAAATATTGATTCTACAATCAATTTGTTACACATAATGAGTGAGACTAAACACTATAAATAATTTTTTAACATCTAATCCCGTAATCCTATGAAATGGAAACTATTGGCCAAGACTGCTGCTGTTTTAAGCACATTGCTTGGCATTAAAGAAATCCCTATCAATGCCGAGAAAAAAGAGGTTGATTTTACAGCTGAAGAACTAGCTAAAATTGAAGCTGTTCTTGGTAAAGAAATGACAGCCGAAGCTATTGAAGGCATGAATAGCGAAATTAAGCAGCTGCAGAATAGTAATCTTCAGCTTAAAGCAATTAAAGATGAGTTGGCTGCTCTTGTTAAAGAGACTAATTTATCTGAGGAAGAATTAAGAGACATTGCTGGTAGTGAAGGTAAAGAACCAGATTTGTTGGCTCAATTAAAACTTATTTCAGCGAAACAGAAGGAAATGGAAAGTACAATTTCAGCATTAATTAAAGAACCTGAAGGAGATAATCCATTGGCTATTGTACAAACATCTGGAAAAGGACAAAAAGTCGTACATTCCGCTACGCATCTTTTTGCAAGCAACCAGGCTTATGATGCATTCGAAGGGCGTCCATGGAACAGACTAGCTTCCGGACAAACAAGCGCTGCTACAAATTTTGCAGATCAGCCAACAATTCAGAAGCTTAATGACGATCTAGGTTTGTATTTTAGGCAAAATCCTGAAGCAATTAAATCTTTGCACCGTGATACATTCGGTTTGCCAGAATTCTGGCCAAAGAAAACAAAGGTTGATCATAAAATTGCAGATGCTACTATTTCTACTGCAGAAATTACTCAAGCAAGAAAATTGCCATGGCTTCCAAAGAATAAGCAAAAAATTCAAGCTGAAGAAGGCCAGATTTTCCCTGTACAGATTGATATCGAATATGTAGGGTACTATCTCCAAAAAATTGAAGCTTCATGGTTAAACATGATGAATAAGGAAGGTTCGCAGCCTTATAAAGAAAGTTTCGTACGATTTTTAGTTTCTGAACTTGATAAACAAGCCCGAACTGAAGACAGGATTGCTTCAATAAAAGGGGTTTATGTTGAAACTCCTGAAGATGCTACTGTACCAGGCAGATTCATAAACCGTCAAAATGGATTGCTTTATTTGGCTCAACAGGCCAGAGATGTAACGAAAAAATATAGGCCGTTCGATTTAGGTTTGCCAACAGCTGTAAATATTGTCGATTACGTTGATAATTTTATAAAATCACTTCCTTATGACGTTAGAAATCAACTTGGACTTGTATTTTATCTTTCAGAAGAATGGCTCAAAACTTACAAGCGAAGATATGAGCAGCTTTATGGAACAAATACTGATTACCAAGGATATCCAAAAAATCCAAAAGATTACTCAAATATTTCGTTTTGTCCGCTTGTTGATATGGAAGGCAGCGATTTTATGTTTTTGACTTTTAATGATAATATTGAGATTCTTGAAAATGTGCCGGCAGAAAAATCATTATATCATTTTGAGTACCTAAAAAGAATGATTTATATCTGGGCGGATTATAAGCTAGGTATCAGATTCATTCATATAGGTAATGTTCTTGAAGAAAATGATCCATTGGAATTTGCAGTTCAAACATTATGGTCTAATACAGCGCCGGTATTGCCTGCTGATTTCTTTGTCCCTGTACATGATGATGAAAGCGGAAAAGTAAAGGTTTCATATAAAAATTTATACGTAACAAAAGGCTGGAATACTGACATTACGGAACTTACCGGGACTACACCAGGTGCAGTAATCAAAATCAAGGGAGATACCAGCCTTTCTGGTGTTAAGAATGTTAAGGATGGGGCAAAAATTGATTTGGTTGGGAATGCGGATTTTAATTTAAAATCAGGAGGAACCCTTACCTTATTCGTCAAAGATGATGGAACTGTAAAGGAGGTAAGTAGGACTGCTGGGCCTGAAGTAATAATTATCCCAGATGTAACTTTTGATGAAGCGGTAATCGATGCAAATGAAGGGCAAAAATTCGTTTATTCCGGAACTGGTGATATTGCTATTACAAATATCCTTAATGGTGTAGACGGTAAATCTATCAAGATTTTCGGAAATGCTACTGCTGATTCTGATGTTACTTTATCAGACACAGGAAATATCAATGTTGTATCAGCTGTTACTTTAGCAAAAGCAGCGGATTTCATTCAGTTGACACGTATTGACGGAGTATGGTTAGAAACCAATAGACTTATTAATCCTTAATTTTAGATAAAAATGTACGTAAGAACAAATGTAGCAAAGCCTTCCGGTAGTTCTCCGGGGGCTTCGGCTCCAAAAGAGCCAAATTTAGCGCTTGTTGCTGATGACGATATCTTGTTTGAACCTATCAGGAATTCAAAAGGCGTCAAGATGGAAGGGAACTATATTATTAAGCCTGGAGCCAAAATGATAGAAGTTTACATGACTCCATCAAAAAGCAAAGCTTCTTATGAAAGTGATGGTGATGAAGATGCTGTCTCAATAAAACAGAAGTTTGAATGCGAGCATCCGGGGAATGAATTGGAGATTTCAGAATTTGCCCAAAACTGGCTTGGTGTAAACTGCAGGCTTATTTATGGAAGCTGTTCTGACAATTTCAGAAAAGTATTGGGTACAAAATGCGCACCAATACAAATGAAACCATCCCTTCAGGATGATGCAGATGCCAGAAAACACATGTTTGTTTTTGAACAAACAGCTTCTTCTAAGTGGGTTCCGGGACATTACACTGGTGCTTTGGTATTCGCTGATCCTGCCAATATCGCTAATGCAGGAGCTGTTGCCTTAACAGTTGCAAATGGAGCAGTTTATAAATTGCCATCTTTAGAGGAAACTGCGGCCGTTGTTTTCAATAGCATTGAGCATGAGCATGGAACGATTATTACCCTTATGGGCGGCGGTGGCGATGATCCTGCAACTCTTTCATCTGGTGTTTTAGCTAATAGCGCTATTCTGAAAGACGGAGTTGCTTGGGTTGGTCTTGAAGGCGCCGTAATAAATTTTCAGGTATTTGATGCCGGTGCAAATAAATATTTAATTGAAGTTTCAAGAAAATAGAATAAATTAAATATCATAATCAAATAAAACCACTCATTTTGAGTGGTTTTATTATTTTTGTTATATATAAATTATTTATTATGTCAGAGTGTCGATCAAGAATGGGCAATGATCCTTATGAAAAATCATTTATAGAAGCAAAAAGCTTTTTTAGTTTGGGCGATCATTTAATTAGGCGTATTGTTTATGGTTATGAACGAAAAGGAAGTTATAAAGAACTTCCTCAGACTTTCGTGACATTTACTAGATTCGATGATTATGCAAAAGAAGTTCAAATAGCTTATGATTCAAAAGATGAAATTTTTAGGCACTTGCAAAGCATTGAGCTAGAATTGATAAAAGGAGCTGAAGTTATTAGGAAGACACAATTTCATAAGTACTGTGCAATGGTGCTTAAAGAACTTGGTTTTGAGTTTAAATCTGATGAAGAATATTATAATTTTTTTAGTTCTCGGATTTCTTCCAAAGGTATTTCAGATAAAGAATTTATTATTTTAGATTTAGATTCTGAAAATCCTAAGGACATTATGATTGTAAGACATAATTTAATAATTGAAAATTTAGACGGAGATTTAAAAATTACGATCGGATAAACCTAAGAATAAAGCCCCTCAAAAAAGAGTGGCTTTTTTTTCTCTCTTTTTCAAGTTATCAGCTATGACATTTTTTGATGTCACAGGTAAATAAAAAGGTTATTACCAAATTTACCATGCTATAAATAATTTTAAATAAGACAATTATGAGAGAAAAGATAATCAAGTTCTTCCAAGAAGAATTGCCATCGAACAAGTCTGAGCAATTTAATAGGATTTTTGAATTTTACAGACAGTCTCCAGGCAAAAGCGTAGCTTCTGAAAGAATGTACAATGCTTCCGGGTATTCACAAACCAACTTGGAGGCTCTAAAGTACGATTTGCAGAAAATCCACAACATTAAAGATTCCGAATTAGTTCCAAGGAAAAAAGCAGTCTCAAAACTACCTTCAGAGGCTAATGATTTTCAAGCAACAAGATTACAGTTGTTTTGCTTGCTCATGAGTTTTGCGGGAGAAGCTGAACTGTTTAATGAAGAAAAGGAAAACGAAATCAAGCAATATTCAGAAGAACAATTTATTGAAAAGGCTGTTGAATATTTTCTGAGTAAATCGATTAGCCTAACTGAGATTGCTGATGCTGCACTGAAAGTCGAAAGTAATGAATTGTTTGAGTTACTTAAGGAAGTAATAAGATTTGTGCATTTGAATAATACAACAATCGATACAGGTAATACCGGAAGCATCCCCGTCAATGATCCCGTTGTAGTAACTAACGATAAAACTGAAAAACAAGAGGGTGTAAAGTTGAGGGAAGAATTTCCTTTTTTGAATAATCCCGATTGTCCTGATCTAGCGCACGTTTTAGTTGGGCGAAAGATTGCGGCTTGGATTCGCTATCAGGAAAATCATAAAAAGCTGGAGCAATTTGATGCGGGAGAAATAGAGTTGTCTGAAGAAGAAAAGGTACAAGTTTCAAAAGATGCGGTTTCGGATTTTTCAGAGAACCAGGCTATCTATGATGAGCTGAACAATTATAAAGAGCACGGTTTTTTTTTACAAAAGCATCCATTATTCAGAACGATCAGGTTAAAAGAAGAGGTTGAAAAAATGACTCAGCAGCAGCTTATAAATTTCAAAAACTCTTCAGTGAAATTCTTTTCTGAGAACAATGCGAAGCTTAAAGCTGACGGAATCACAGAAAAAAGAACTCTTGAATTAACTGAGCGAATTGAAGCGAGAAAGGAAAAGCTGGATTTGGTAGATGAAAAGCTCGGGGTTAAGAAATAAGTTTTTCGATTTACACGAAAAATTTAACGGCGACAAAGATGAGCTTCTTCCGGAGAAATGGGTTTCCAAATACCTGGTAACCCATTTTGAAAAAGTAAGTTCTTTAGAAGAAAGTTTGGTTAGGATTCCAACGGAAGAAGAGTATTTTTTCCTTCAGTCTGATACTGCTTTTAATGCTTTTACATTCATTCCATTTATAGCTAAACGTTTTCCTATAAAAGAATTACACGCTACTACTTATAGCATTAGTAGAAAAGTTATTGATGCTTTGGTTGAATTGTATGATTCCGGAATGATTGAAAAAATAACATTGCTGATTTCTGATAGCATGATCAAGAGAAATCCGCTTACAATTGAACACGTTATGGCGTTGGCAAAAAGCCGGCCAAATTTTGAAGTTATATATGCCTGGGCTCATTGTAAGGTTTGTATCATAAAAACGCATGAATCATTTTATGTGATTGAAGGCTCTGGGAATTGGAGCGAAAACGCCCAATACGAGCAATATGTATTTGCTAATTCAAAAGGGCTATATGATTTCCGAATGCATTTATTTACGAATTCAAAACTAAAGAAGTATTTATGAAAATCTTTAAAATTTCAATTGCAGTTTTTTTGATCATATTAGCATTTGTTCTCGGAATTATAGCAAACAATGGTCTTGCAAAAAGTGTAGAATTTCATCAGTTATTTATTTTTCTATCATTTACGGTTTTCCTTATCGGAATGAGGATTTTAATCACTATTAAAAAAAAGTAGTATGGAGCTTAAGTTTTCAGATGAAGAGTATGAGTCTATTGAAAAATTAGCTGCCTGTAATTATTCTCCAGAAAGAATTGCTCTTTACTTAGGTGTAGAAAAAAAAGATTTTTTAGACTTATGGTACAATAAATCAGGTTTGGTAAGATTTCATTACGATAAGGGTCGTCTCGAGGCGGAAGCAGACATAAACATTAAACAATTGGAACTTGCCAAATCAGGAAATATTACTGCTGCACAAACTTATTTTAAAGAGTCTGAAAATATCCGGATAAAAAACATTTTAAATCAAATACTTTACGGCAATGACAATTGATCAGATAGACTTGAGCGATATTTATGAATTTATCGAAAAGGGTAGCCTATCAGATGCTCCTGAAGGAATTGCGGAATATTTGGTCCTTTTGGACAAAATTAGGGGCATGGCCATGAGAATCGACCAATTCGGTTCTAAAGAAGCTATTGTAAAACATTTGATATTAGTAGACAAGCTCTCACGCTATAAAGCTTCAAAAGTGTATGATGAAGCTATGGAGTACTTTTACGTTGATAGCACTATTTCCAAAAAAGCCTGGATAAATATTTATGCTGAAAAAATGGATAAAATGATCAATTTCTCAATGCAAACCGTAAAAGATGTAAATGATGCTTCTAAAGTGGTAAAAATGCTTGTTGATGTTGCAAACCATAGAGAGGTTCACACTCCAGATAAAGAAGAGCTTCCGGAAGAACTATTTAGGGCGCCATTTATAGTATATTCAGCAGATGCAGAATTTTTAGGACTACCAAAAATTAACAGGCAAAGACTCTCGGAAATGATTGACAGTTTCCCAGAGTTAACAGAAAAAGAAAAAATGCATATTAAAAGGGAAGCTTTGGTTCTTCCTTTAAAAGTTTTTCCAGATGAGCAAGAGAACGCGCGTAAGCATTGATGATACTGATGTAAATGGTGCATTTGCATCATGGTTGTTTCAAATGATCTTCCTTATAGCTCCTAAGCATTTAAGAATTATTGCAGGTAGGGCTACAGCTAAGACATCAGAAATTATTGCTCAACGAAGTCAGGATGTTATGTATGATATGCCCAAGAGCTATCAGGTTCTTGTTTCTGACACATACATCAACGCTTTAAAAAATATAGTGCCAACATTGCTCGAGGGTTGGAAGCGCAGGGGTTGGCGTGAAGGAATGCATTATGTGACTGACAAGCGGCCTCCTTCACATTTTAGGCTTCCTTATAAACCTGTTGAAAGTTACAAGCATACAATTTCAATTTTTAACGGTTGCTTTATGAACTTAGGTAGTTTGGATCAGCCTGGAGGTCTCGCCGGTGGTTCATACCAACACATGTATGCAGATGAAGCCAGGCTATTAAAATTTGATAAGCTGAAGAAATTAATGCCGGCCATTCGAGGTGAATATACAATCTTTGGCCACTCAGTCTATTACAGAGGTTCAACATTCACTACTGATATGCCAAACATTATTGACGGTGATGATGATTGGATTTTGAATGATGAGAAAAATATGAATATGGACCAGGTACGTCTGGCCCTTGAAGTTGGTCTCGTCGTTAATGAGATAAAAAAACAGATCCTGGCATGCAAACAGATTGGTGATTATAACTCGATTGAGAAATTGAAAAGCAATTTGGGTCGTTGGACTGAAAAATGGATTAGAGTGCGAAAGGACCTTACATTTTTTTATGTTGTCAGTTCATTGGTAAATGTGGATATCCTTACTGAAGGTTATTTTTCTGATAGTCTTAAAGCATTAGGTATTGAAGAGTTCAAGAGCGCTATTTTATCATTAAAAGTTAATCTGAAGAAAGGAGAAAAGTTTTACGGGAATCTGGGAGAGCATCATTTCTATGAAGATGGTATCATAAATTCGTTTTATGATAAGTATACCTTGACAGATGAGATTGAAGAAACTTGTCTTGCTTTACGATACCTAGATCGGAAACAGAAGCTTGAGGCGGGTGCTGATTTTGGTGATATGTGCAGTCTTATTCCTGCCCAGACACGTGGCAATTATTTGTATATCCTAAAAGAATTTTGCACGCTGGCTCCGGAAAATGAGATTCAGTTAGGAAAGAAATTTGTCAATTTTTTTAAGCATCACGAGTACAAAGTTTTAGATTTATACTATGACAGGTCCGGTAATCAAAATCAAAAAACAAAAAGGGATTGGGCGACAGCTTTAAAAAACGCAATAGAATTTCAGGACGGCGTAAGTACAGGTTGGGTGGTTAATCTTATGTCGCTGAACCAGTCTACAATTTATCAGGAAGAGGAATATAATTTTGCAAAAGCTTTGATGGGAGAAACAAGTCCGAATCTTGTCAAGTTGAAAATTGATAAGTTTCAATGCAAATGCCTTAAATCATCACTTGAACTGACTAAAATCAAAATCAAGACTTCGATATCCGGTTCAAAGACGATCCATAAGGACAAATCTTCTGAAAGCTTAGCTTTACATCTTAGGCCGATGTTTTCTACAAACTATTCAGACGCTTTTAAATATTTGATATATAGGCGTGATTTTGTGGACAGGGTAAATACTTCTGGATTATATACATCTTCTGATCCGGGATTTTATTAAAATGTGTAGCATTTTCCAAAGAAAAGAAAGAAAAAACACAAATCTCCGCCCCGTAGGGCGGAAATTTTTTGTAAAAACGGCTGGTTTTAAGCCAATTTTAAGGCTTTTAAGCGCTTGGATAGTATAAAATGGACTTTACCTTGTGTTTCCAGTAATTATGGTTTGTAGCTAAAGAAAACGAGGGTTTGCTCATCATCAAAGTATCCATACAATGAATTTCGGCATTAATGCCATGAAAGCATAAATTTATAGCAGTCATTTTACAACAAATTGGGTCTAAATCCTGACATACATAATAATTCCCGCTTCTTATATAGTTTGCCGCTAAAATTAATCGTCCGCTTCCTGAGCAGGGATCATTTATTTTTTTTCCAAAATCATCTGAAGGGATTAACATTTGTGCAATCATCGTACATAAATCTGGGGGAGTAAAAAATTGCCCGAAGTTTGATTTTTTGTAATTGCTTGCCAGACATTCATAATACTCGCCTAATGGGTCGCACCATCCGTTTAATTCTATATTCTTATCATAGTAGAGCATCAGCTCCCCGAAAAGTTTACAAAAAATATCAAGCTCAGGACGGGAGTATTTTTTTATTATTTCAAAATAGCGTGGTTCTTCGGTTCCTCTTGCCATAGCACAAATAATAAGTGATAAAAGGTCATCAAAAATAGTATTCAGGTCATACTTATGATTAAATTCATAAAAAAAGGAGTTAAAATCTTTTAACCCCTTTGGAACATCTTTATTTTTTATCATCTTTTTTCGACTTGGGCATTACTAAACAGATAGCAAAGCGGGTAAAATTCTGTATCATCTTCTTCGGAGTTGTTTTTTTCGGCTTCTTTATCGCTGTTCCTTAATTTTGGAGAACCCCAAACACAAAAGGACTGCGAACCCTTTTTAACTTTATACCCTTTGTTATTCCATTCAAAAAGGGTATTAAATTCTTGATGCTCTTTTGAAGTGTAAAATTCATTTACTAAAACTTCATTTACTGTCATTCCTTCACAGTCAGTTTCAATCCTGGCTTTTGCAAGCTTGCTTAATTCTTTCAATTGTTTTCGTCGTTGCAAATATGCTTCTCTATTTCTCATGGTGTATATAAATTAAAATATGTATTCTTGATAATCAGATTGGATGTTATTTTCTTCAATAAACATTTCCGCTATAGCTTGCGCTTTGTTGAATGCGTTTTTTGCCTTCTTTTTGAAATAATCGTAATCGGTATAATTGAAAATTGAAGAATAGCCTTTGGAATGTAAAAGGCTAAAAACTTTGTCGCTTAATTTAAAAGATGTAGTTTTGTTGATGTTAGATATTGAATGCGTCATGGCTTTGATATTTAAGTGATTTAAAACCCCTAATCTCGACCATTAGGGGTTTTTGTTTAATTATTACAAAGTGAAGTTTAAAACTCTTTCTTGTGCAATATGTAAAAGCTTGTCAAGTTCTTCTTGCATACAGTTTTGAACCTTTTCGATAACTTTTGAATTTCTGACTTCAAATTGGAAACCTGCTGAATTAATAAGCATAATTTTAGCGTTTGTTTGGTCGTTACCTGCTTCAAAAAGCCTTAAATCGTTTGATTTTTCCTTTAGCAATTGATAGCGTTCTGATAGAGCCTCAAATTGCTTAACTTTAATAATTTTCTCCTCTGCGGTCGGCATAGGCACAACAAATTGTGAGACTGTGTTTAAAACTGTCTCTTTTGTAACTGGTTGCTCTTGTTGTAGCGGAATTATTTTGTTTTCCGTCTCTGTGGAAGTTTCTACAACTACTTTGTTAATGATTTCGTTTTTTGCAGTGTCTGTTACTTTTTCGGCTATTACTGCTCTAACGTTTTGTGGTAAAGAATTTTTTTCGATTCCTACTTTTTTGGTAATTACTTTTGCTTTCATAAACTTGTATTTAAGTGATTTTCAATACTTAAAGATACAAAAAAAGTAGTCAAACGACAACTTTTATAGTAAAAAAAAGAGCTTTTCAATCAAAAAAAATGAAAAAAGAATGATTCTAAACAGGATAATATTTTAAAATAAAAAGTCATTATTGATGGTTTAAAAAAAAAAAATAAAAATATAAAACGCTGAAAAACAAAGAATAAACCCTTTTTAAATGGGTTTATTCGATGTTTGTTTCATGCTTTTCACCGTCCCGCTCAAAAACTAAAATGTGATTACCTTTATGTCTATCGCTGAGAGATATGACGGCGCACCACCACCACCCGTCCGCAGGACACCTTATTTCATTGACTTCCCAGATGTCACACCATAGTAATGTTGTTAATAGTATCATTGTACATCAATTAAAACGGTAATTACATTGGCTAACGAAATTAAACTGTTTGACGCCATCAAGCGCATGAGGGCTTTAACCAAAGTAGGTGTTCCTTTTTCCTTCAGCTTTATGACCTACAATTCCACCAAAGGAATGAGTGACGGTATAAGGCATGTACATAATGCCCAGCTTCGCATGGGCTACAGGAATGACCAGAGTGACAAGTCTAACATTCTTATAGGGTATGTTAATGAGCATGATAAAGACAGATGGTTTTATATGCCATTATTGTTAAAGTTCAATGGGTGTAACGTAAAACCTTAAAGATGGGTATAGAATATGTTGGCAGAGATGCCATTGTTGAGACAGAACAAGTAGCTTTTACTTACCAGGTAAGTGAAGTACCTCGAGACTTCTATAAATTCAAAGGAGAATCAAATAACCTTGATTGGAACAATCAATATAACTTCATAGGGGATTACTATGTTTACCCTTATGGCAGCAATAACGATCTTCCGGATATTATCAAAGAGGTTATTCAGAATAACTACATTGCTCCTGGTATAATTAAAAAGAAAACTCAATTGCTTTGGGGTTCTGGGCCTATGTTGTATACAGAAGAAATAAGTGAAAAAGGCAAGCCAATAAGGAGATGGGTTAGAAATGAAACAATACAGCAGTGGTTAGAGAGTTGGGATTACGAAAAATACCTTTTATCGTGTGCCACCGATTATAATTACATGGAAGGTGTTTTCACTAAATTTATTCTTTCAAAAGGCAATAGGATTGGCAAAAACTTTATATCCAAATTAGAACACTGCATGATTGACAGGAATCGCCTTGCCAAACATAAAGCATCAACTTCTATAAATCCTACTCATGCAATACAGACTGATTGGTCTTTTAAGAAAGTAAATTCATTATTGGATTATAAGGTATATCCGTTATTTGATTATAACAATCCATTTGGCTACAGAAATTCGATTTTCTATTCAAATATGTATAGTTTCTGTACGGATTTCTATACTGTACCAGATATTTATGGCTCACTAGAGTGGCTTAATAGATCGACAGCTGTACCATTAATTTTTAAGGCTCTATCAAAAAATTCAATAAACTTAAAATATCACATCATTTCTCCTCAAGCATTTTGGGAAAGAAAAGAAAACGAGATGAAGGCAAATTGCACTCTTCAGGGTAAGACTTATACAAGTAGTATGCTTGTTGAATATCAGAATAAATTCCTGGCAAAGATTGCAGAAGTCCTATCTGGAGACGAGAATACTGGAAAGTATTTGCATACAACCAAAACTTTCACAGTTGATGGAACAAATCTCATAGAGCATGGTTGGGAAATAAAGGTTATTGATCAGAATATAAAAGATTTTGTAGAGGCACAAATTAAGATTTCACAAAGAGCCGACCATGCTCTGTCTTCCGGTATTGGCTTGCATAGCGCCCTTGGGAATGTTTCTGAAACGGGTAAAAGCGACAGCGGTTCCGAACAGCTTTATGCGCTTAAAAATTTCTTGCTGACTGGCGTAGACATTCCGGAAATGATAATTATGAAACCTATTAATTATGCAATAAAGGCAAACTTTCCTGAACTGAAGTTAAAACTTGGCTTTTATCATGAAATGCCAGAAAAAGAAGAGGACATAACTTCAAGTAAAAGAATAAAAAACGCCGCATAGAAACTTTAAAAAACATCAGATGAAACTATTATTTAAAACAGATATCGAGGACAGTGAAGAGCTCAAGGAATTATTGGGTTTTGTGGATGTTGATTTAAAGATTAAAAATCTTATTCCTGATTTGAGAACTGCTACGAATGATGTAATTGATCTTATTGGCAGAGAAATATACCAAAAGGCAGTTGATTTGTATAATGAAGGTGAAATAGCTGAAGAAAATAAAGAATTTATTTATTCTGTAAGGTATCCGATAGCTATAAATGCGTACAGACTTCTTGCACCATCGAATGATATTGCGCATACAAATGATGGCAGAAAAATGCGTACTGACAGTAATGTGAAATTGCCATTTGAATGGATGATAGACAGGGATAACCAGGCTATGGAAAAGAGATATTATAGAGGCTTAGATGATCTAATTAAGTTCCTTGATAGTCAACCGCAGGGAGAACTACTCGACTTGTGGAGATCGAGTGCTGCTTTTAAAGCCAGTCACGATTTGTTTGTTAGGACAGTTGATGAATTTGACAAAGTGTTTATGATAAGATCAAGGCTTTTATTAATTAAACTTTCTCCCGGATTAGAAGACTGTGAACAGTATGATATAAGGCCGATAATTGGGGCAGCAAAATTTATCAGCCTAAAAGAAAAAATTAAATCTTCAGAGAACATCGCAGATGAAAAAGATTTGCAGCTTTTGAAATTAATCAGAAAGGCAACTGTGTTTTCTGCTTTAGCCTGGGCAATGACAAGATTTTCAATACAGCTTCTTCCTGAAGGGATTCTTCAACATTATACAAGCGATAGGCAAACAACACAATCAAAAAAACCATCCTTAAAGTCTGAGCCGATAGCGGCACAACAAGCATTTGAAGCTGATAAAGCAAAGGTTTTAAGAGAAATTCAAGATTTGATGCTCCCGGAACCAATCATCCAACCTGATAGTGATATCATGCCTGGGCTTAATTACGGAGATAAATATTTTTCAACATAAACATAATCGATAATGAAAAGAATCATTTTAAAAACCGCTAAATTTTTCTACTATCTAAGGAACTATTTCAAGATCAAGAAATATTCTGAGATAAACCAAAAACTAGATTCAGCCTTACGTGAACGTGAGGTTAATAAAGTTATTTTAAAAGGGAACATCATTAAAATGGTAAAATCCTACCTTAGAACCGATGCTGATTCAAAGTATATCCCAAAAGAAAGAAGAAATAATACTGAAATTAAGCAAAGGGTTTTGGCTGAATTTGGCGTAAGTATGGAGGAGCTTGGCGTTAAAATAAACGATGAATTAGAGCTGATCTGATGAAAACCATTTCTATTCCTGAAAAATCTCTGAAGTTACATTTTCCAGAAAAACTATCGGAATGCGATTCGAGACAATATATTGAGATGAGTGAACTCATATTTCGATATCAGAGTAACGAAATAGGGTTTGATGAATTTTGTGTTCATTCCGTCTACAAGCTTTTAAAAATGAAGCCAAAATCATCTCCATTTGGCATTGATGATGATTTGAAGTTTTCGAACATCGCTTTTTTGTCTGAGTACATAAATAATTTTTTTGATGTAACAGATGGTCAGCAGGTTATCAAGCAGGATTATATCAATAACCCTGTACCTGAGATAAAAATATTGACAAAAAAATATTTTGGTCCGGAAGATGGATTTCGGGATTTGACTTTTGGTGAATATATAGATGCATTACGTATTTTCCATGATTTTCATGCAACAGGAGATATTTTCCTTCTCTATCTTCTGTCTGGAATATTATATAGGGAAAAAACGAACATTATATGCAAAATTTTTTCATCTGGAGCTAAGCGAAGAAAACCGTATTTGTCGGAGAATTTAGAAAGAAGAGCTGAAGCTTTCAAATATGCACCATTCGGATTTGTCTATGGTGCTTTTTTATATTTTGCAAGTTTTCAAAAATACCTTATAGGTTCTTCAGTTTTATGGAGTGGACAGGAACTTGATCTGTCAATACTTTTTGAAGCTGAGAAAAAAGATGATATTGGAACTGGCAACTTTCCGGGAATCGGAATGGATTCAGTAGCTTTCACGCTTGCAGAAAGCGGGACTTTTGGCACATTGGACCAGGTAAGGTCATCAAATTTTTGGGTAGTAATTGTGCGGATGTATGAATTACGAAAAAACGATATCGAACGTAAACAGAAAGAAAATGCTAGAAATAAATAAACTACGTGATTATGTATCTCAGATAATGACATCGCTTAAAGATGAAAATAATGATCAACTATTTAATTACACGACAGTTGTTTTAGATAATGAGGAGCTTAATACTGTTCTCAAAGAAAGAAAAAGCAAAGAAAATTCTTTTTTAATCGTGGTTATGCCGCAGTTTGATCTGAGTGGTTCTGAAGATAATGCAAAATGGGATAACAGTCTCATGTTTTTTATTTTGGACAAAACAGATTATTCCGATATAAAGAGAGAGCAATACATTGATATTTTTGTTAATACTCAGAAAAAAGCTAAGGCATTTGTAGATAAGTTGATAGAAGATAAATCAAACCATTCTGGAATGTTCTGTAACTTTTTAACCTGGTTAAAAGAAAACTCGATTTCTGTAAAGCCTGTTTGGAAATTAAGTTCATGTAATGGCTGGAGTATAGAGCTTAATTTGGATAGTAATCTTTAAATTTCTTAAATTGAGAAAAATTTTTAAAAATGGATAAGCAAAAAATTGAAGATATGTTCAGCTCGGCCATCAATGAAAGGGGGATTTCTGAAAAGCTGGATGGAATTTCAAAATTCGTGATCTACAAATGGAGAAATAATAAAAGCCAGCCTTCATTTGGAGATAAGCTTAATGTTCTGTACCAATTAGGGAAAATTGAAATTAGAATTAAGTGAGATGGATTTATTAGATCAGAGAGATAATAACGGGCACGATAGTATTCTTAAAAAAAGATTCATCCAAAGCGTCATGCAGGAAGCTAAGGTGGATATCGATAAGGCACAACGAAACTATCTTTCTTCGAGAGGGTTTGAGGCAAACGACTGGTATGATGGCAGGGGATTTACAGTCAGTACAGATGGTTTAGAATACACGCACCTTAAAAAACATAGGTTTGTTGATATGAAAACCAGAAGGACAAAAGAAGGCATCAAGAAAAAAAGATCACATCCTATCCATAACCGCATAATTTGGGGGCATTACAACAATATAATCAAGGAATTGCATTTTGGTTTTACTGAAGAAATTAAAGAGAAGTTAAGAAACATTGACTAGAAGAATTTCTTTCGGAAAACAGAATTAATATCAATGAGATACCTGATTTTGCCATCATATTTCTCCGGGAATGAAACTATTTCAAATTTTCTTGTATCTGCATGATATTTAAAATTCAAATTACCTCTCAATCCATCGTAATGCGGAGTATTCAAGAGCATTTTTAGCGAATATTCAAAACTTCCTATCATATTATCGTGATAGATTTGATTTTCCCAGATATCTCCTATAATTTTAATATTGATATTATATAATATATGCATTTTGCAAATTTAGCAAACCGATTTATTTTTTTAAATTTACCTACTAACCTTAACTTTTTAGGATGAAAAATTATTATTCTCTTGCTTTTTTATTCATTTTTTTTAACATGAATTCCCAAATCGACAGCTTAAAAATGAACGTAGATGGGTTTCCCAAAATCGAAAATCAACTTTCAGGAGTTTCAAAAAGTGAAATACATGACAGGGTTAAATCATGGATAAACAGAACCTTCAGGGAGCCGGCAAATGTTCTAAAAGCAGAAGAAAAAGGATCATATATCAGAATTGCGGCCACTTCTTCTTTTACATTCAAGTATATGGGAAATACAACCTATGACTACGATTACAATGTTGAAATTGATATAAATGATGAGAGCTGGAGTTACCGCATTTTTGATGTATCAATGTATCGACAAAGAATACCGGAATATTTTTATGATAGTAAAGGACGGATGAGAACCGGTAAGATGTATTTAAAAATTCGGGAGTCTTTTCTAAACGATGTTAACCGGATATATTTTTCACTCAATGAATTCATCAATAAATAAATATAGAAGCCGCCGATTGGCGGTTTTTTTTTGGTTGTATTAGAATGTATCTTATATTTGCCCTGCAAAACTATTCGAGATAAACTCGAAAAAAACTTTAACGATAGGAAGCGGTCCAAGGTATTACCTAAGAGGTCGCAGATTAAACCGAAAGGCTGTAAGTCTATTCTCTGAATAGTTTTGCAACCCTAAAGGCCGCTTCCGCTATTTATATTTTCTACTATGCAAAAGGAAAATTTAAAAAGCAGTAATGCTCCGGAATCGGGGCCTGTTTCCGTTCTTTATGTGGATGGCAATAGGCTTGGTATTTCAGACAGATCGCTTCGTGATGCGATTGGTCTGATTTGGTCAGAAAGTAAAACCCCATTTACTTCTGTGCCATTAAAAATTTTTTTTTCAAAAAAGCTTCTCTTCGCCGACAAGAATGTTTTTTTAGCTTATCAAAAAAATGAACTGAATTATGATCAGTTGATTTTGGCTGTAGAATGTGACAACCTTTATAGAAACAAGAAAGAAGTATTCGGTGAGGGTGTTTCGGTTGAAATAGGCAGCTTATGGAAGCTTAAAGGACAGACTCTTTATCTGGTTGATGATGATCAGGAAGTAATGTCTGAATTAGACGAAAATGTTTTTGAATTAATTTAAAAGAGGCTCCATTAGGAGCCTTTTTTAATGTCACAGATTATGATCAATAAAGACACCAATTTTACTGAAAATCAGTAAGGATGGGAAAGACGATCAGTGATGAGATTATGAAGCTTTCAATTATCATTGAAGGAGACTCGGCACAACAGCAATTGTTTAAATTAGAAAAAGCAACCCGTAAGCTAAATGAAGAAAATGCAAGCTTACGGCTTGAAAAACAGCGTTTAGATAAGCAAGGAAAACAAGAGAGTGCCCGATACAAAGAGATAACCTCTTTGATGCAAGCAAATTCAAAAGCCATAGCTGAAAACAAAAGCAAGATGGCCGAACTTCAAAAGGAAATCGGCCTGACCGGTCTTACTATGTCACAATTGAGAAGTAAGGCCACGATGTTGCGAAATACCTTGCAGAATCTTTTACCAGGATCACAAGATTACGCTCGATATAGGTCAGAACTTAATGATGTTAATGCGAGAATAGCAGAATTAAACGGGCGGGCAACAACAGCCCGCAATACTTTAGGTTCGTTTGCTGACAGTTACAACCGATATGCGGCTTTAGGGGCTTCGTTTATTGCTCTATTAACCGGTATTGTGCTATCAGTTCAAAAAGTAATTGATTGGAATGGTAAGCTGGCAGACGCCCAATCAAATGTCCAGAAAACTACTGGAATGACAAAAGCTGAAGTCGACGCATTGACAAAATCTTTTGGTTTGTTTCAGACTAGAACCTCAAGGATCGACTTACTGGGTATCGCTGAAGTTGGTGGTCGAATTGGGATTGCAAAGGATGAGATATCAGATTTCGTTAAGGTTATGGATAAAGCTTCCGTTGCATTAGGGGATTCATTTGAAGGAGGCCCTGAAGAGGTCGCTGATAAATTAGGGAAAATCAAAGGGTTATATGAAGAAATAAAAAATGTAAAAGTAGAAGTTGCATTTAATGCTGTCGGTTCAGCCATTAATGATTTGGGCGCCGATGGAAATGCAACTGAAGCTAATATAGCTGCTTTTGTCACTAGGGTAGGCTCGTTACCGGACGCACTTAAACCATCAGTTGCGCAAGCTCTAGGTTTAGGCGCTGCATTTGAAGAATCCGGTTTACAGGCTGAGCTTGCAGGAAACAATTATGGTAAAGTTATTTCTATTGCTTCGAGAGACTTTCCAAAATTTGCAAAAGTCATGAACGTATCGGAGAAATCGGTAAAGGATCTTCTTAATACTGATCCTAATGAATTTTTCCTTCAGTTCGCAGAATCATTAAAGGGACTGGACGCAACCGATCTGGCTCAGGTACTCGATTATCTGAAGCTAAATGATAACGAGGTTAAAATGGTGTTGGGAGCTGCATCTAAAAATATTGATCTGTTCAGGGATAAGATTGATTTAGCTAGTAAGTCAATGAATGAAGCTACATCATTGACAAATGAATTTGATATTAAAAACAACAATTTAGCCGCTACACTCGAAAAATTAAAGAAAAAGGTTATTGCCGCATTTTCATCAGAAACTATTGTGAACTGGCTTGCTTCCTCGGTAGAATGGTTTGCTAAACTGGTTGGAGCAACTGACGATGTGGACGGATCAGGAAGAAAATGGCGTAACACTTTAGTTTTCATTGCAAAATCAATAGCTGTGGTTACGGCCGCATTGGTTACCAACGTAGCATGGCAGAAACTTGTTGTATTATGGACCGCACGTAACACACAAGGCCAACTGCTTTACAATTTGGCAGTTAAAGCCAGGGCAATATCTGAAGGAATTGCGATAGTTTCTACCCAATTATGGGCAGGAGCTACAATGTTGCTGACCGGTAATATAAGAGGAGCTACTCAAGCTTTAAGAATAATGACGGCAACAATGAAAACTACTCCATGGGGGCTTTTACTTTCTTTAGTTGCCGCTGTTGGTGTAGCCTATGTTGCATTTTCTGAAAGCGCTTCTAAGGCAGCCCAAGTTGAAAAGACTTTAGCTGAAGTACACCTCGAAGCAACACAAAGCATAGCAAAAGAAAGAAATGAATTGGATATGCTTGTAAAGGTGGCCAAAGATGAGACTATCCAGAAGGAAACGAGAGAAAAAGCCATTAAAAGGTTAAATGAAATTATACCGGACTATATTGGCACTCTTACGTTAGAGAACCTGAAAATGATGGAGGGGACTAACATTCTTAAAAAATACACTGACGAACTTTATAAGAATGCCAGGGCTAAAGCAGCACAATCAAAATTTGAAGAGTTGGCCAAACAGCAACTCGAAGTTGAAAATAGAACTTCCCGTGCTTATGAAAACGGGTTTGCTTCTTTTATGTCTAGGATTACTGGACAAGGAAATAGCCCTGAACGTGATAATATAAAAACCCGTAGAGATGTTGAAGCTTATGTTCTGAAGACCTTCTTCCCGAATGCTCGTAAGGACAAAACTACGGGCTTATCGATGGTTGATAAGGAAAACTGGGATAGATTAGTCGCCCAATATGTAAAGGCATTCGGTATTGATGAAAAAGAATCAGAATTGGCAACAATCAAAGCACAGATGGAAGCTTTAGAAGGCGATCTGCTAAAAGCTACTGTTGAAGATTTGGAAAAACCAAAAGACGAAAAGAAAAATATCAATATTCCTGCAGACGAAAAAAAGAAAAAATATAACGATAGTTACCTGAAGGATGAAGAAAAGTTTGCAGATGATCTTTTGAAACTGAGAAGAAAAACTGAAGAAGATCGATTGGCCCTGATGCAAGAAGGCTATGAAAAAGAAATGGAGCAAGAGAGAATAAACCATAAATACAAACTGCTGGAACTCCAAAATGAAATAATTGACAAGCAAAAATTAGAAAAGATTGATAAGCAGATTGCTGAAGCCCAAAAAGCCGGTGATTCTCCAAAAGTCAAAGCATTAGAAAGCATCAGAAAAATGATGCTGGAAAAAAACAAGGAAATAAATGATCAGATAGAGATTGAAGAACAATTGCACCTGGTCAGGATGTCTACAATCGAAGAAAAAGGAGCATCTGATAAAATTAAAAAAGACCAGGAGGCATACGAAAAAGCTAAAATCTTACGCCAAACTGAATTTAACAACGAACTAAATTCGATTTCAACACTTGCTGAAGCAAGGGAAATACTTCGTAAGAAACTGTCGATTAGACAGCTTGCAAAAATTAAGACTCTGGAAGAAGCTAAAGAAGCTCTTCAGAAAGAATTTAATAAGCGAGAAATAGATGAAGAAACTAAGCACCTTAACAATCTACTTGCAAAATTCGACATAATAGTTAAAAAGGGGCAACTCGATCAAATAGACCTCTCCTTATTGACTCCGAAACAAGTTGAGGACTTTACAGCTGAAGCCGCAAAAATTGGATTGACTTTAAGCGAGCTTATTGCTAAAAAGAATGAATTGCTTGGGAAGCAAAATTCTGAAAGCAACGCTGTGGCTTTGGGCATTTCTCAAAAAACAGACATCTTAGGTTTTACTGCAGACAATTGGCAGGTTTTTTATGATAATCTGGCCGCTGGTAAGTTTGGGATAGAAGAAATGATATTTACCGTTTCGGCCTTAACTGAAATGTGGGGCAAATACAATCAGTTTGTTACCGCTAATGAACAGGCACAACTTAGAAAATTTGAACAATCGTCGGATGCCAAAAAACGCCGCCTAAAACAGCAATTAGATAATGGCTATATAAACCAGGTACAATACAAAAGGGGTATTGATGCTTTGGATAAGGACCTTGAAAAAAGAAAAGCTGATCTTTCATACAGACAGGCCAAAAGGGAAAAAGGAATTGCGATTGCTTCAGCAATTTCCGGAACTGCTATGGCGGTTGTGGGAGCATTAGGGAATAAACCTTGGACCCCGTTTAACTTTGCTTTGGCAGGTCTTGTTGGAGCAATGGGAGCTTTACAATTGGGAACTATATTGGCAACACCTCTACCAGCTAAAGGATATGAAGAAGGGCTTTATCCGGAATTCGTAAAGCGTGAACAGGATGGAAAAACCTTTAAAGCTTCATTTGGTGGAAATACAAAATCCGGAATGGTAAAGAAGCCTACCTATTTTCTTGCCGGAGAAGGAAATAAACCTGAAATGGTAATTGATAATAAAGCCTGGACAAAAATGAATCCAGATTTAAAAGATTCGTTGATAAGGGAACTTCGCGGAATTAAAGGCTTTGAAAATGGCTACTACAAAGATGGGCTGCTTTACACAGGCCCTGATAATCCAAAACCTGAAAATTCTTCAGGAAGCAATGATCAGCTGCTTATGATGATGTTTAAACTTCTTTCTGAAAATACTGAACTCATGCGGGATATTAAAGAAAGTGGTTTGACTGCGGTTGTATCTTCAAAAGATTACAAATCAATAAAAGAATTGAGGGATGCCCTCAAAAGATTGGAAGATAACAGAAAAAAATCTCAAGTCTAATGAATACATACTTTACAGATTACGCTATCCTAACCAGTAAAATAGCCAATATTTTATGTGATCAGATTTTCGATCAGGTTACTCAAGAATTTTCAGGTGATGTAAAATACACCGATAAATTTATACTATCCGGAAGGCTTTCCAAAAACCTGCAGGAAGAATTAGAGACTCCAATAAACAACGTTGTTTTTATTACTGAAGATTTAGATATGTTTCAGTATTATCAAGCAAATGCAGCTAAAATATCGCCATCTGCTACCGGTATCGTACATTATAAAAATAGAACTTTGATCTATTTCAAGCAGGTTTTTATTGAAGTCTGGTTTACTTCAGAAACTTTATTAATTGGCAAATATGAAAACCTTCCTGTTCAACAAGTATCACAAATACCAACAGAAACATTATGAGTACACAAATTGGAATTCTATCTAACAATTATGTAACATTTGATCAGCCGACTTATCAAGATTGGTCCCCTGTGCCTGGAGAAACAAATTTCACATGGTTTATAGTTGGTATCGTGCCTTTATATCCACAATATAAAACTATAAAAGTTAAGGATGTTATAGGCTTACCGGCAACATCACAGTTTACACAATTCAGAATTGTAACTTACAAAACTTACTTTGGTGCAGCGCCTCCAACCGATTGGCTGAATGTTACGAGTACAGGATTTAGTTTTAATGCATCAGCTCCAAATCCTTTAACAGAAAATGGATATTCCAGTTTAGTTGGCATGTATATCCAAAATGTTGGCTTATTAACTCCCGGAACATACGTAGCAAAGCTCTCTTTCTTTATAGAAGGAAAAAACTCATCTAATCAATGGATTCAAGTTTCTGATTATACCCACACTGTAACCTTGAATGTGTACCAAGAAAACACGATAACCTATTCTCCAAATAGGTTAGATATTACACACTATCAAAATACGCCGCTTGCTTCTAGTCCAATAACTGTTTCGGGCGCTTCTTGGCAGCTTGTTGCGAGGGATAAGTATATTTTGACTTCAGAAGATGAGAGTGTAATTATAACATCTGAAGAAATAGCAGGACAATTGATTTATAAGGCTACCGGTAGTGGTGCAAGAGTTGTAAAATTATGTCTGTCTGATTATTTTGATACTGACGAGGCTGTTGAAAGTTCTGATTTGGATTCCTTTGTTACAGTCCTAAAAGATTCATCCCAGATCGGAATAATACCAATTAGGGTTACATTGCTAAACACAATCGAATTTGATGCATTTCCAAGAGAACTATTTTATACTGCAGTAAAAGGACATATTGAGCCTACTGAACAGTTTGTATTTGTCTTTTGTGTAGAAACTTTTGCTTTTCAATCTTCGCCATGGTTAATCGTAAGCGAAACCGAAAACGGTATTTTAGTAATACCGGTTCCTACTGCAAACATGGCCGGTGGTGAGTATGTTGGCTCTGTAATTTTAACAGCAACCATAAACGGAATACCTTCAGCCATTACAATTACAGTTAATTATAATTTGCAAGATTATATCACAATACCTTATGATTCAGGTGTTAATTTTACATTGGATAAAAAATTTATAGAATTCAATACTACTTATGATCAGACATATTTCGATATTTTGATAAGCGCTTACATCTATGACTTTTATACGAATGTTGAAAATCTAGAAGTGATCCCGCTTAAAATTCCAATTTTCAAAGGAGCACAAGAGTTTAATTTAGGGAAAGGACTTCATCGTTTAATGAAAAGAGCTGTAGAAATAGATCCCGAATTAAACAACCAATATAAATTAAGCCGTGTAACTATCGAATTTAAAGAATGTTATTTGGTAAACGATGAAGTCATAAGAAGCTTTACGACTCCAGAGTATTTATTTGCGGCCGGTTTGACACCCGGTAACACTTCTGAAGGATATGCGATATTGAATATTAATTCTGGTTTTACTAGGGTAACGGCAAACAGTTTTCAATTTTTAAACCTTTTGGGCCCTTCAGGATCAAGAAATGTAACTGTCAAAAAAAATGGCGAAACTATAAGGAATTATAGTTTTTATGCGGAAGATAGAATACACAGTGAAAAAATTGATTTTTCAAATCTTGAAGTTACACCAGGTGATGTTATTGATTTCGTATATTCAACCGAAAGCCATTTTCTAGTAAAAACATTTATTGTTTTCCCGGACGGCATTGAGTCTAATATGATAATATGGGAGGATGAATATTTATTAAAGTCAGCATTTGTTTGTACCGGTAAATATTCTCTCAAATCAGATTTTGAGTTTAAAACTGAAACTTTATACCAAAAGATTGTAGAATTATTCAAGTCTATTGATAATACTAAAATATCAAAGCTATCAATAAATACGGGCTTTATAATGAAATCTGACATTCCAACGATTGAAAGTTTAATTAGAAGTAAAAGAGCCTGGCTTTATTATGATGACAAACTTATAAAGCTTGTATCTGTAACTAAAAGCTTAACATCAACTGACAGTGATTTAGAGCTGATATCATACGATTTAGAATTTCAAATTAATAGAGAATACGATGAAGAAATTTGTTTGTTCTGATTTCGAACTTGATTTGTCAAGTTACGACGTAACGACTATGGAGGAAAACTTCTGGTTTACGGATAGGATTTTTGCAAAAAGAACATTGCCTTTTGAAATAACCTTGACATCTGACATAGATAAGGTTTTGGGTTATATCAGTTTTCCTAATTCTAGGACTATCGAAACAATGTTTAATGGGTATTATTTTGAGAAGAATGAAAAATTCACTGCAATATTTGAGGTAGAAGAATTCGAGTCTAGCCTATCTGTATCTATAGTTTTTGGCTTCGATGAATTTCCGAATTTTAGCAAAAGACTGTCTGAATTACCTTTGGATAAATTTGAAGTTGATAACATATACACTCATGCTGCAGGAATTATTTCGCAGACATGGCCAGTAGTAAATTATAATTTTCCGCAAATACATACCGACAAGATAAATACTGAAGAAGAGATATGGTTTGCCTTCGGTAAAATTATCAATAACTATAAAGATGGGGCATTTCTGATTAACGAGGTCGATATTACAGAAGATATCACTTACAACAGAAATATCATGCAGCCATTACCCTACCTGTTGCATATACTTAAAAAAGGGTTTGAAGATGCCGGCTATGAACTTGAAGGCGATGTCCTTTCTGATGAAAGCATAAAAAAAATATGTATCTATTCAGATGTAGAATATTACACTACAAATGAACAAGAGCCAATCAATATTTTTAAAATGTCTGAAGACTTTACAGATACAGGAGAAATAACTTTGATTCGACCGCCCTACATACACAGGATGCAGTATTATAGGTTTGATTTTACTTATCCTATCGAACATCCGGGAAAGTATAGGATTGTAGGAACTGTTAAAATGAAACTGTTTCCATATTTGGGCCCTCGACCATTTTTTAGGATAAAGTATAGAAACCAGGTATTGTTTTATCATGAGGTTAATTTAGATTTTGCAAGCTCTAGATTTACTATAACTAAAAATGTTGATGTTGTTTTTGAAACGTTGGTTGATATACTTCCAAATGAAATTATATTAGAATCTTACCAGGGCGCTTCTGCTGATGAGATTATTATTTCATTAGACATTAACCCAATTAGGTTACATGATACTTCTGGTGAAGCAGTTCCAACCATTATAAATCCTAATCAGGTTGATTTAAGCCGATCGGTTCCGGAAATGACTTTTGGTGAATTTTTCACAACTTTAAAAAATTGGTTTAATCTTGATCTTACGCCGAAAGGGAATAAGGCAATTGTAAATTTTGTTCAGGATGAAATTAAGAGAGGGGAGGTTATTGACCTATCTGATACAGAAGTTAAGCAGCCACGAAGAAAATTCAATAAAGGAGTTTCATTTCTACTTCAGTTTAACGAAACTGATAGCAAAGATTATACTTTTCTTCCGGTATTCCATAGCGCATCAGGAATTACAAATAATAGCTTTGTTAAAAATGAAAAAACAAACGAGATAATGATCAATGCTCTGCCGTTACCTCTGATGCTAAGGGAGAATGTGCAGACAGCTCATCATTTTGACTCTGATACATCAAAACTTTTCGCTGTTATGTATGATGGTCTGACTTCAGGTTTGAATCTGGCCAAAAATCCGGATGAGATAATGATTCCAAAAGTACATGAGCGCCATTTTAAAGAATGGTTTGAAAGAAGGATTAATTCTCAAAATTTTATCTGGGAGTTTAAAAAGTATTATGAAAATATCAGGGGCTTGAATTCTAAAAAGAAAATATTTGCTTACAATCAAATACATCTGATCAAGAATATTAATAAAAATGAGCTTGATGAAAACTACTATGAAATAGAAATAGAAACTGAAGCATCATTAAAATAATTTATCGAGTAGAAAAATTTCTGAATTTGCATCTTCATTAACTATATGCGCATAGATCATTGTCTGAGATAAGCTTGAATGGCCAAGCAATAATTGAAGTTTTTCTACTTTTCCTCCAGCTCTAAGAAAACTGGTAGCAAATGTATGCCTTGCAACGTGAAATGAGACAACTTTATTAATTCCAATAAACTTCATGATTTTTTTTAATTCATCGTTTATATGCTGGTCAGCGAATTTCTTCACAAAAAGCAATGGTTCATGATCAATTATTTTTTTGGCGGTATCATTTAAAGCAATTGATTGGTCTTTAGACGTTTTCTGGGATATAAATGTTATATAGCCATCCATAAAGTTTCTGCGTGTCAGATTTTGAACATCAGAAATACGTAAACCTGTCATGCAGCTAAATAAAAAATAGCCTAATACTAGCCGGTATGATTCATTTATATAATTGGAAAAATAGTAATCGGCCAATCTTTTTAGCTCAAAAGGAGATAGGCTGGTTCTGTTTCCTTTTGTGCTTCCGACTTCCAATTCATCCAGGTTAATTTTCAGTTTGATTCCTGATTTCACAGCGATCCCCAAAAATTTTTTTATGCTTGCCATATTTCCGGCAATAGTAGTTTTTGCATTTCCTAACTTGGTCAAATGTCTTTTGTACTTTTTAAACCAGTCATGATCTAAATCCATAAAAGTAATTTCATCGTCGTATTCCTTGATTTTTTTAAGTACTGAATGGTGTCTGTTATAGGAACCTTGCTTCATCATAACTTTTTCTTCTTTCAGGGCCATTTCAAAAAAAGCCGTAAAGCGTAAACGAGGCATACCGTTTATAAATTCCTTTCTCAACATCTCGGGCGTAAGGACTCTTTCGGCCAGTCTATAAGATGTTTTTATATGGGTAAGCTTGGACTTGATATTGTCCAGCAGCAAATTAATATCCTGGTTCTCTTTTGAATTTGGAATTACACGCTGGATATCACTTTGCCAATGTTCCGGGACAACACTTATTTCCAAGAGAATCCTTTCTCTTTTCTTGTTACCGGTAATTGAAAGCATGACCGGGGATTTTCCGTCAATGTTTTTGTATTCTCTAAGGTAGAATCTATCTTTTAATGACACGTAAATTTTATTTGTGTCAACAAGCGTGTCAAAAATCCGATCTGAATGTATAAACAT